CGGCACGCCGATCTGGTTAGTGCGGACAACATCTTCATCCGGCGCCTTGCCGGGGCCTGCGTTAAAAGAACCGTATGCCATTTAGGTTCCCCCTTCCTGTGCAGCCGTGTATTTCACGGTGCTTGTAATGTGATACTGTGCAGAAATTTTCTCGGTCGGAGCTTTGGCGGCCCTCAGCCGCAGCTTTCCTTCGAGGCTTTCGGTCGCAATAAAGCCCACCGCACCCGCCACATCGTAAAATCCCGGCAGTACCGTAACATCCACAATGTCGGTAGCCAACAGGCCCGCAATGGGGATGTCACAACAAAAATAGCCGGGGGAGGAATCATCCTCGCCCCAGCCATCGACCGGAATCGTAAAAGACACCGCAGCCGTGACATCCTGCTTTTCGTGCAGGATGTCATCGGTTTCCTCGAATCCGTTTGCCGTTGCTTCGGAAAGGTCTCCGAGTGCGGTGTTGCACTGCTTGATGTGGCTGCAAAGCGCGGCAAGCCCTGTGCCCAAAAGCGTTTTGACCTTCGCTTTTGCCATAGAGCTTACCTCCTCATGTCTTAGTCAGCGTCAGCCAGCAGAGCGGCGATCTCCTCTGCGGAGAAGTCCTCCACGTCCTCGTCGTGCAGAACATTCTCCGGCTCGGTGTACACGACGACTTCCTTGCCGTCGATGTTCACATTGCCGTTGGTGGAGCTGGCGGCAGTCTTGGTTGCGCCCTCAGAGACACCGGCCAGCTTTTCGCCCTCGGCATCGCTCATCAGGCGCTTGCCAGCCTCGGCGACCACGAAGTCTGCGGGCTTCTTGCCGCTGTCGGTCAGATTGCCCTCGCCATCCAGCGCAGCAAAGTTGCCGGTGGTGGCACCGGTGACCTTATCGGCCTTGCCGGAGATGTCCACTTTCTCAGGGGTGGGAACATACAGACCATCGTCCTTCAGGGTCAGGATGTTGCCAGCGGCAGCGGAAACATTGACCTTGACATCCACCTCATAACCGGCGATGGTAACGGTGGTGGATGCATCCTTGCCGGTAGCCTTGGCGGCGTAGGTATCGACCAGAGCGGCCATGTTCAGGAAGCTGTAGGTGCAGTTGTCAGGGTTCTGGCCCTTAACAGCCAGCACCATGACAGGCTTGCCGTCCAGCTTGGGGTCGGTAGCGCCGGGATAGGTGGTGTCGGAGAACTTGAACTTGCCGACGAACGCGGTCTTGGTCTGGTCGAGGAACATCTCGGTCGGGAAGTCCATGGAGAAAGCAGCTGCGCCGGTCATGCCGGTGTTGGTGTAGAAGTTGACGGTGTTACCGGTCACCTTCACGGCCTTAATGGCGGCGTTGGCAGCGGTCTCGACCGGGGTGAAAGCGTCCTTCTTGACGAAAGTCTTCTTGATCTCGGCGGTCAGGTTGCGGATGGTGGTCTTGGTAGAAATCTGCTTAGACATAATAGTATCCTCCTAAAAATCTTTGCGGACAGTCAGCGCGTTTGCACTGTCAAAGTCAAGGCCTTCGCCAATGCGGACGGCAATAGCGCCGCTCGCGTCACGCTTCAAGCCCTGACCGATGCTTACGCTACCGGTTTCACCCGAACCACCTCCTTTCCCGAACAGGGTTACGGTCGCCTGAATGTCTGCTTCCGGGATGCGCTGAGAAAAGAATCTGATGAAACCATCATGCGTTTCGCACCCGTTCAGGACACCCGCTTTGGTCGTAGTATAGAAGCTGCCGGGAGATACAACGCCAACGGGTACAAGCTCACTGGTGCTGTCCGACAGTTCTGCATCATAAATGCACTGGTAGTAATCCATACCGCCAGCGTTTTCGTAATCATCCTCGTTGCGGGCGGGCTTCCACCCGTCAGCCGCAAGGGTGAGTTCGTAGGAGCCATAGTAGCCGCCTGTTCCGCCGTCCACCTGTTCCTTGATAAGAGCCTTTACCTGTTCTTCGTTCAGGATTTCCCCGGATTCAGACAGGTTCTTCACGGCTGCGCTGACCGCTGCCGTGATGGTAGTCGCATGGGCACTGGCGTCTTTGTTGTGCTTCTCGACCTCTGCCCTGACCATCTTTGCGAGAGCCTGCATCTGCGGGTCTACAGTGATGCTGATATTGGCCTTGTTCGACACAGCAAGCAGCGCCGACAACTCAATTTCAAAATCACCGTTCACTTTTGTAGACGGAACTTCCACGCCGCGCTCATCCTGCATAATGAACAGGAGTGTTTCGGCATCGTCGTTCAGTCTGCCGTAAACGCCCACCTGATGCATGATGTAGGTTTCATCTGCACCGGTGATCTGGATTTTTACCCGCCGGGCAGTTTCGCCGTTGCTTTCAACAGTTTCGATGTCCAGCAATTTCAGGTCATGTGTTTCGCCGCTTACCCCGGTTTCCTCCGAAAGGTCTGCGTCTGCCGTGCCGGTGCCGCTCACAGCGCGGGTGATTACCAGCGCACCACCGGAGAGAGATTCCGACAGCAGGGCGGCACCGGCGGCGGTGTAGTTAGATTTTTCCCAACTCACGTTGTCTGTCCTCCAATAACAATGTTTATCGCCGTGTGCGACCGCTCAACAGTGCCCGCCGTAAAGGCTCGTGCTTTCACTGCCTTTGCTTCAACGGCACCGGGCAGCGCCACGGCAACCTGCATTTTCGATCTTCCGACCGCACCGGCAACATACGCCTTTGCGCCAACTTCCCGCGGCTTGATCCTACCGGGGACCTTTAGGATGTCGCCATGCCGCAGGGGACGGCGGCGATGTAGGCGGGCGATCTTTCATGCGGTTCGATGGTGTAGATGATGTGCTCAAGGTGAGCAGTGCAGCGTTTTGTGTAGCCCAGCAGCTTTTCCATTTCTGCTGCGGTGTGATATGTTTCCTGATCGTCGGTGATGTCAACATACAGTTTCCAGAATCCCGGTGTCCCCCCATACGAGAACCATTCCTCAATTCTGGCTTTTTTGTAAATTGTCTCCACCTGTTCACGAACAGCCTTTACCGTTCCTGCATAACGCTGGATTTCAATTGCGGTTCTTACGAGCTTACGCTTCGTCTCAATATCGGCGGCAGAATCGTACCATTCGATTTTGAGATAGATTGCCATTTGATCCAGCATTCCCTCGCTACAGTTATCCACATCCGAGAACGTCATGCCCGTTGCCAGATATTCTAGCATCCGGCCTTGAAGTTCCCCGTATACTGCAGACAGCACCTTTGCCCACGGCTGTTCAGCAACGACCCGCGGCAGTCCATCTGCAATTCTCGCGTCCTGCAGCTTAATCATCCTCGACACCTCCGTAGATGATCGTCGGGGTTCCGCTCAGTTTTGGGATTTGCACTGTTGCTTTTTCCAAATCCGAACCGCCTTCGACTACCATGTAAACCGGTTGTCTAAGCTCTACTCGTTTTACGCCAGCGACACGCAAGCGATAAATCAATTCCATCGGGCTAATGTCTCTCCCGATGGAGCGCTGCCACTGCTGAAATTCCTCAACAGCTTTTGTAACGTTTTCCTGAACAATACTTGCGCCCTTCGCGTTGCCCGCTCCGATATAATAGGTAAAGTCAATTCCGTACTCCACTTCTTCCGGGGCCTTACAGATCACCTGATCTGTCATGGGGCGTCGAGCTTCGTTCATCAGATATGCTTGCATTTCGCTCATATCCTTTTCACTCGGCATCCTTCCGCCCGTCAGCATGAAAAAGATATACACTGTGCAAGGCTGGCTCCGTGGACTGACTGCAATTGCATTTTCCACATCAGAGCGGAAGCTCATTGCCCAATACTCGTAGGCGTCTCGCGGCCCTGCGCAACTATACGTTGTCGGTGACAGCCAAATCCGCCGGGTCAAGCTATCGTCGCTTTCCGCGTCTGCGCCGCCGCTGGATGTATCCACATTCTCCACTGCCGCAACATAAGGAATGGCGTCTACCAGCGTATCGACAACGCCGATTGGAACGTCGTTTCCGCTGGCTCCTACCACCTCGGCTTGCGCCAACACATCAACATAGGTCTCGCCAATGGCAATCTGTGCATAGGCCGCTGTGGCAAAATAAATACCCGCGGCAGTTCTGACGCGGGTTCCCTGTGGAATCATTACAACTGTTTTTTGTTCAGCCGAAAGATTAAATCGGATTGTCACCGTTGCATAGGTTGCTTCATTCCGCTTCACGCCGAACGGAAGCCCCATATTATCTAGCGCTGCACCCGTTGCTGTTTTCAGCAAGGCGCAGCGGGTTCTTTTTTCTGCAACCTGCAGCACCATGTAATACAGCTCAGAAATACTTTTCAGCGTAAGAGTGATTGGGTCAGCACTGTGCAACGGCGGGGTTGTTCCGTTTACCGCTTTGTAATTTCGGGTGTAAATTTCTGTCACCAGATTATTTACATCCTCAAGCGTCATATTATCTGTGACGCTATACTCCGGGATTTCGGCAAATTCAGCGATATTAGACAATGTTTATCACCACCTTCGGTCGAATGTTCCCCTGCTGGCTTCGGCTGGTTTCATAGCTTACTTCCAGCACTTGTGCCCTCGGTTCGTACTTCTTTGTCTTTCGGATGATCTCTGCCGTGAGCTTCGCTTCGGCAGCTTCGGCTGGCAGGCTCAAGCAGTCCATGTTCAGGCCAAACTCCCGGTCAAGTGCCTGTTCACCTTCTCGGCTCCCATAAAGCGTCTTGAGACAGTTATATACATCCCGTTCTTCTGTGCTTTCGGACGGATTGATCTCTACATCAATATCGCCCAGTATCAGCTTTTCCAGCTCACCGCTCATGTGTACTCCTTTAGCGTCAAGGTCAGCTTTCCGCTTGTCAGTCCCCAGAACCGATGTACCGCGCCCCATTCATCCGCTACTTTTTCAAGCATAAACGGATTTTGAGAAACCGGCCTGTTGTTGATGATGAAGTAGTCTACTGCTCCGGCTTCGCACAAATCCATTAGGGCGTCAAAGACCTTTCGCGGATTTACTCCCAGCCTTGAACTAAGCGTAATGTTGAACTGATACTCTCGCAGGCCGGGACTTACATATTCGCTTTTATCTTTTCCGCCGATCACGCTGTGCGTCGCCCAGTTGCTCGACGTACTTCCACTGATGTTGTCCGGCGTAAGAACTCGCCAACTTGATACTGTAAACACCAGTCCAGCAAAGCTACCGATGCTGCCCCATGCCATAAAGAACACCCCCTCACTTTACCGGGACGCCGGTATTCCCCGAAACAGTATACGGGCCAGCTTTTGCCGACCCGTCATGTTCGTGCTTGTGATTCACAAGGCTTACGCCATTGATTTTGCAGTCGCCAGAGCCGCCCGAAATATTCACCGTTGCTCCTGTGATTTTCACCGTCGTTCCGGTAATTTCAATCGTTCCGCTCTGGCAAACCTTGACGGTCGAAGCCCCGACCTTGAAGGTCACGTCCCCACCAACAGTGAAGTCCAGATTTTTACCGATGGTCTCTTTTGCATTCCCGTCGATTTTTTCTTCATAGTCTCCGCTATCTCCATCGTATTGTTCAAAGGCTTTGCCCTTCTTATCGTTGTAGTCATACCGGTAACGTTGTTTCTTTCCACCGACCGGCTTGTTATCCTCATTCCAGAACGTTCCGATGCACGTTCCCATTTCCTGACTATCGGAATTGTGGAGAACGCAAACCATAGCACCGACAACCGGCATCCGGTACAGCGCATTTGAAACCACACAGATTTCATCGGTCACAGAACCGTCCCGATCTTCATATGCAACTTCAATTGTGCCATCCTCGTAATTCACTTTGGACACTGTGCCAATGCGAATGACGCTGCTCATCGTGTCACCCTCCCACTCTGCTTGCTGAGACCTTCGTCACAAAACCGCCGGATTTATTCATGGTGTGCCCTACACTGTCCATGTAATATTTTCCGTCGATTTTCCCATATCCTTCCACGTCAATACACTGCGTCGCGCAATATGTCAGGTTTCCCATAGTCGTAAAGGAAATGGTTGTAGCCGAATGGTTTTTGTTGTCGATAGCCGCCTGCAGCTGCCGTTTTGCGTCCGCTTCA